TTATGTTGTTATGATTATTGGTGTTTGTGGTGTTTTAGCGAAGGTTTTCGTGGAGAATGCTCGTGTTACGAGGGCTGAGGAGTTAGTGCATTTGGAATACCAAGAAGATGATACTCCACCTATTAGTGAAGATTGTAGTGGTGAGGAATAAATGTCCTATAATGATACCGATTATGATTGGAGTATCATATGGGAAATTGATCCTGCATTAGAATATGAAGGTGTTTGTGATGGCGAGTGAGGATAAGAAGTATATTTGTATCCATGAGAGTAAATGGACTGACCATGAAGCCAAACTCAAAGAATTGGAAACACGAGCTAATTACAAAGACCAACGGATTGATGATTTGAAAGATGATGTTGCAGTTATGGATAAGAAGTTGGATAAGATTACTAATTCGTTGAATGAGTTGAAGTTGCAATCTAATCGTGATGATTATAATATTGATGCTCGTGTTACTGCGATTGAGTCTAAGATTGAAACTTTGAAGTGGGTTGTTGGATTAGGCGGATTAGTTATTACTTTATTGACTTTTTATATGAATTTTATGAGGTGAATAGATTTATGGGATTGAATGGTAAAGAAAAAGAACCGTTACCACCAGATGGAACTATTTATAAAATGGATTGTTTTGAACCTTATCGTTTGAGAGATAATGATTTTCGTAAGAAACTTCTTGAAGAGATTTGTAGTATGGTTTCTAAGGCAACTCCTATTCATACTGCTTTTCGTGCCTGTGGTATTCCACAACCAACTTATCAGCTTTGGAAAACGAAGTATGAGGAAGAGTTGGAGGAAATTAAAGGTACTAATTATCGTACGATGATGACTGAGTTTTTCGGTGCTATTCATGAGGCTGATGGTGGAACTGAGGCTCGTTTAGGTAGTATTATGTTCCATAAGGCGATTGATGAGCATGATACTGAGGCTACGAAATACTTACTTGATAAAAGGTATAAGTGGAAGGAAACTAAGCAGGTTGAAGTGGATACTGCTGAGGATAAAGTTTTCGAGTTGAATATTGTTCCGATGGAAGATAAGGTAGAGGATTCGGAAGATAATGAAGAAGAAACTAATAAAGACTAAATAAAAAGGTGATTTTTCTTGGAACAGAAAATAGAAATGACTAATGCTCAAATGAAGTATATTAATGACACTACAAGAGAATTACTTGTTGAAGGTAGTGCAGGGTCAGGTAAAACTATTTTCGCTTGTTTCAAGGTTATTTTTTATGCTTTGCAGAATAGAGATGCAAGGATTTATGTTTATCGTTTAACTTTACCAAGTTTGAAGAAAACGGCTTGGTTGGAAATAAAAAACATTTTGTTAAAATACCATATTCAGTTCGAGGAGAAAAGAGCTGAGGGAAGGATTGAATTTCCACAAACTAACAGTACAATCTATTTCGGTGCATTAGATGAGCTATCCAAAGTTCGTTCAATCAATGCAGACTTAATATACATCGAGCAGGCAGAGGAACTTGTTAATGAGGCTTTTTATGTTGAATTAATGTTAAGGCTTGGCAGAGGAGAAGCAAGTAAAAGACCTGATGGTTACAGTCAAATGCTCCTTGTGGTGCAACCTGAAAGCGAAGAGCATTGGATATACAAACACTACCACGAATTTAACGATGTAAAACCAGAAACTGATGAAAAAGGAAATATTGTTAAAACCTATGAAGAGGTTTTAGCAGAAACACAAAAGAAAAGAAAAACAGTTCATTTCCATTACTCTGAGAATTACAAACTCCCTGCCGAGTCAAGACAATACTACGATGACTTGAAAAACATTGATTACGAATTATGGTTAAGATACTCCGCAGGAAAATGGGGTAAAATATCAGATGTCATCTACCCAAACTACGATACAGTTGTTTTAAGAGATAAATTCGAGTTATACACGATTGGAGGCGATTTTGGATACAATAACCCTAGTTGCATACTCCTAATCGGTTGGTATGATGATGAATGTTATGTTTTAGATGAAGTCTACGAAACTAAACTATTGAATAGTGAATTAATCCAGAAAACTAATGAAATGCTTTTTGACCATCATTTGTATCCTGAGAAATTAGATATGGGTTGGTTGGATAGTGCTGAGCCTGACCGTATTGAAGAGTTCAGGCAGAATGGATACCCAGTAGAAGGAGGTATCAAAGATGTTAAGGCTAAAATATCAACTACAAAGCAAACTAAGATACATATACACCCTAGATGCACAAACACTCTCAGAGAGATTAAAGGATACAAATACAGAACCGATAAAGATGGAGTAGTGTTAGATGAACCTATAAAAATTAACGATCATGCAATGGATAGCCTCGCATATGCCTGTTATGGTATGAGAGGACAATTATCTCCAAGCAAACACATTGGAGTCAGTACAACGAATAATATTATGGTTTGGTGAATATTATATGGGATTTTTAGATATTTTCAGAAATAAAGAGAAGGTTGTGGCTCAGAACTCAGAAGCCAATGACATATTTGATATTGGTGTTACTGATGTTGATGCTAACACCAACGATGAAAGTGTTGATTGGGGAGAGAAACTCCCTGACCTTGTTAAACCAACCATAAATAATCTTCGTAAGTGTGCTGATAATTCCAGTTATGTTAATGGTATCCTTGAAGATTTAATTATTAAATCAATTAGTGGTTGGGTTATCAATGGTGATGATGAATCAGCTGTTGAGTTGATTAAGGAAATGGATAAGGAATGGAATTTAAACACTTTATTCCATGATATTGTAAGAAATAATTTTGTTGATGGTATTACTTTTTATGAGAAGGTTACTACGAAAAACAAGTTGAGTTTTCGTGAGTTGGCTTTTGATGGGGATAATTATCGTATGAAAGAAGTCCACGATGATAATGGTAACATTGTAGGTTACAAACAATTGGTTAAGATTAATAAGAATACTAATCGTGGTTGGTTATCTCGTAAATTCCATGATTTAATTGAAGAAAAAGAAGAGATGGAATTTAGTTTCACTATGGATAAGATTTTAGCTCCTTGTTTATTCCGTAAAAAAGGAAAACCTTGGAGTATGGTTCGTAATGTTCTTGATAAAGCCTATATGGTGGAATTGTTAAATCAGATGATGGTTCAAGTTGTCTATAAACAAGCCAACACTATGGTTTTGCATATAGGGAATAAAGATGCAAGGAATGTTAATGTTGAAGAAGATGAGCAAATGAAACTTGCTAAAATGGCTTCTGATTATCATAGACATGGAGTGCTTATTCTCCCATTTGGTGTTGATGCAGGAATGGTAGGTGAAACTGTTTTACCTAAAATTCAAGAGTATATTGATAAATTGAAAGAGCAGATTTTCATTGGTTTATGGACTCCTGAGGCTGTTTACACTAGTTCTAGTTCTAATCGTTCAACTGCTGTTGTACAATTGGATTCAGATAAAAGTGGTAGAGTTCTTGTTCAAGAGTTCGTTCAAGAGTATTTGGCTAGATATGTTCAATTAAATATCATTAATCCTCAGTTGAAGTTATTTAATAAAAAAGAGGATAGTGTTTGGATTGAGTTTAATCCAATTGATAATAGTGGATTATACAATGAAGAAGGTGAAGAAACTGGTGAAGAGCAGAATACAGAGGATAATATCAATGTTAATCCATCAGATGGTTTAAATTTAGATAATATTCGTAATGCAGAGGGGAGAGTAAATGGTTAGTGAAGTACCATCTTTTGAAGAGTTCTTTGGATTAATGAATAATGGATTAACCTACTCAGACTGGGTTGAAGATAAAGAAGATGATGATGATATTGCATTAATCATCAATGCAGTCTTAGTCATATTACAAGAGTTCTACAACGAACACAGATACGATACTGAAAAAGAATGGGTTAAAGAATCCATTAAAAGAGAGTTCAACACTCTAAACAAAGAATTATACGATACTACCCTTGAAATGATTGATGAATATATCGAAACAGTACACGAACGATTTAACAACGAATACAATATACCATCAGGAACAGTTGATGCCGAAGTCTACTATGATGATGTAATCAATAGTGGAATAGACTCAGTTGTAAACCAATTATATGATGAAATAAAAAATAAAGCTGATTTTTATAATACAATGATACTCACAACAGGAGTATTCACCATAGAAGCGAATTTCCGTAGAGCAGTAAAAAGATTAGCCAATATAATCAAGAATAATGCTCATCATGGCGAAAAAGTAGTTGAAAGAAAATACATGGAGTTCGTTTATGGTGAAAATGCCTTATTTGATTGGATTACAAGTGGTAGAAACACCTGCGAATGGTGTTACATGATTGAATCAATGAACCCACAACCATTAGGTGCTTTACCAGTAGACCACATCAATGGAGGTTGTAGGATAGTGCCACATGATCCAACACAATTTAGTGATGAATACAATGATTTAATGGGTTGGTTAATATGAAGATTTTTGAAACTGGATTATATGATTATAGCGATGACCCAAGAGTGAATGTGGATAAACCAGTTTTGTATTCTCCACAGTTTTTTGAGAATATGCTTAAAGATGGTGTCGGTGATGTTCCATTGGATATTGAGCATAAAGGAGAGGCAATTGGATTATTGCAGGATATTTCTTTTAAGGATAATTGTTTGAATGCTACTCCAAATACGGATATAGGAGATAAAGAGATTAGTCCTACTTTTGAATACGATACAATTGATAGAGGAAGTTATTTGGAAGCAGTTAATGGTAAAATCATTAGTGCAGGAATAACTGATAACCCTCGTAGATTTATTACTTATAATTCTCATTCTAATGATGAAAAAAATGACAAAGGTGATAACATGGTAAGTGAAGAAGCTTTTGAGCAAATAACAAAGCAGAATCGCAAACTTGAAAGAGAGTTAGCTTCTAAGGATAATCAAATCGAAGCAAATAAAGCTAAACTCGAAAGATTAGAAGAGTTAGAAAAAGAGAATGAATCTCTTAAAGCAGATAATAAAAAGATTACCGAAGAGTTAGACTCTATTAAACCATATGCTGAAAAATATTCTGCTTATGAAAAAGAGCAAAAAGAAAAGTTATTAGATGAAATCTCAGATGGAAATGAGGTTATTCGTGAATCTTTCAAAGATTTGGATATTGATACTTTAAAAGTTATAAATGAGCAAAGACCAGTTACTGATACTCAGCAAGGTGTACCTAGCGACCTTGCAGAGGGTCAAGGTGAAGGTGATGGCTCAAATAATGAGGAAGCTGAAAGAACAGAAAGAATGGAAGCTGTTCAAGGAATGTTTAGTGAATTTAATTTTGCGGAGGAATAAATTATGGATTTAATTACAGCTGGAAGACCTACTAGGGATTATAGTAATAATCGTAAGAAATTTACTGTAACTCTCTATGAAGGCGATTTAAAATATTCTAAAAATGGAATTGATAGGGAAACTGGTAGAACCGTAGGGCAACACTCTTTAACTGCACCTATTGAGTTACATAGGATTTTAGAAATACATGAATCTTCTACTCCAAGATACATTGTATTAAAACCTGCTGAGGAAGAAAGTACCAAAGCTATTGCTAAATTACTTTTCGACCCAGAAATGACTTGGAAACCTGATGCAACTTACACTTCTAAAAACAGATTACCACAAGAAGATTGTGAGTTCGGTTCTTACCCAAATCGTAGTGCTACTGTCGAATGGTTCGGTAAAGCTGTTGATGAAGTACACATTGTTGAAGAAAACGAAGCAATTGCACCATACGATTACCTCGAATATGTTGGATTTGAAAATGGTGTAGATGTATTCAAAAAGTCTAGTGGAGTAACTAACCTTTTAGCATTGGCAAATATCGAAGCTAACAAAAGTGGAGTCTGCCCAGTATTAGAAGGTGTTGAGTTCTACGGAGCTGTTAAAGAATAAATATTAAATTTTTAAGGAGGATTATTTTTTATGATTTTTGGAAGTAAACAAATAGAGTATTTACTTAATCCTGAGTCTGTTGAGGCAGTTATTCATCAGTATACTCGTACACCAATGAGTATGCTTACTCTTTTCAAACCACAAAACAATTTCGGAGATAAAAACTTCGCTTATGATTATAGTAAAAGAAACTATGAAACTGACTTAGCATCAGGTATTCTTGGTGAACCTGTTGAATTAACCGAAGGGTCTGAGTTCCCACAAGTATCATTCAGCGGTATTCAAGAAGAATATGGTAACATGACCAGATTTGGTTTTGAAGTTGAATTTACAAAAGAGTCTGCTAAAAACCCTAAAAACTTAACCTTTTTCCAAAATTGTGTTAGTGATATGGGTATGACTATTACTAGAATGATTAATAGGTTTGCATTTTATGAGTTGAATGCTAGTGCAGGTTTAGTTGATCCAGTTACTCTTGGTGATGGTCAATGGGTTTCAGGTAATGAGGCTATTGATGATGATATTGTTGCTATGAAAAGAGCAATGGAAAACCAAGAGAATTATGAAGGACAGTTCACTCCTACTGATATGTTTGTTTCTAAAACTGCATATGATAGTGCTGAGGATTTATATAAAGTTCTTAATTCTACTGGTGAATTTAATGGGGTTTCTAATGGTATTAACCTTAATGTTGCTCGTGAAATTAATACTGGTTTGATTGCTATTGACCGTACTGCTAATCCTGCTATTTGGTATTATAATACTAATGAAGATGATAACAGGTTGAATGACCCTAATAATCAAGCATCTTCTATTATTAATGTTCATTACTTTGAGGACAAAGATACTGATAAATTACCACAGACCTTTGGTTACCAATTGTATGTAGAGTTAGGTTTAGCTGTTAATAAGGAAATGGCTGTTTTAACACAAGATGGAGTATAAATAAACTCCATTATTAATATTTTTTTTTAAATGGAGTTGAAATTATGTTTGAAAGTATTAAATTAAAAATTATCAGAGGAAGGCAGTTAAATCCTTTTGCTACTGCGAAAGTGTTACAAGACCATGAAGATAGGTTGAAAGCATTAGAAGGCAAAGAGAGTGGTTCAGGTAATGAACAACAGCAAGAACAACAACAGCAGGAACAAACACCTACTACCTATGATTTGTCTTTCACAGTCAATGATGGTACTGACCCTATTAAAGGAGCTACTGTTAAAATAGGTAGTACAACTGGTACTACTGGTGATGTAGGAGGTTGTACACTTAAAGATATTGCAGAGGGTAGTCAAAGTGTTGAAGTGTCTGCTACTGGATATGTTACTAAAACTGAAACTATTACTGTTTCTTCAAGTAAAACTAGTTTCACGATTAGTTTAGTTGCCGACCAAGTAGTAAGCCCATAAATTTTTTTTAATTTTTTATTAAATTTTTTTTATGAAAAATATGGAGGTATATTGAATGGTTTCTATGAAACATTATTATGAAATTTTACATTACCTCCCAAGCAGTCGCATTGATAGGCAGTATCCTTATGATTTTAGTTCACCTATTACAATTGATGGGAATACAAAAGTATTTCCTACTTGTTATGCTGATTATAATGGTATTGATATTGTTGAAGCTTATGTTATTTTTGAAGAACCTAATGTAGATGTAACTGAGATTAGTTTGAGTTTTAGTCCTTTCGCTGATGGAAATGGTACATTGCTTACATTAAATGCAATGGAAACTGAAATTGTTGAAGATGGTGCTACAAGTATTCAATTTATTACAGATACAAATGCTCAGTTGAAAGACTTATCTAAATTATTAACTGGTGTTCAATCAATCAAAGTAGATTTCGGAGAGAATATCTCAAACCCTACAATCGTAGATATAATCTTTCGTAGCTTTGATTACAAATACACTCTCAGAGATTTGGAAAAAGCACATAAAGATGGTAAAAATTATGTGTTAAGAAGATTGAACGAATTACAATCAGAACAGAAAGGTTTAGATACAGTTCCTGCTCCATTATATCAATATGTGTATATGGCAGGAGGAGCTTATGCTTGGCTTAGCCAATGGGAATTTGAAGCCAAACCCATGAAAGAACCTAAA